CCACGCGGACGTGTTGAGCGCGCTGTAGGCGCTTTCCCAGCCGGTCTGGTCGCCCTTGGTCCCCTTGATGGTGCGGTGCTCGCTGATGCGGAAGCCCGCCTGCATGAGCCTGCCGCCGACCGACACGACCATCTCTGTGTGTCCTCTGCGGAGCAGCACGTCACCGACGCGGAGGTCGCCGAGCCCGACTCCCGCGAAGCCGTGGGCCTTGAGCAGCGCCGCCTCGTTGCCGGTCCACATGTAGCATCCGCGCGGGAGCACTCCCGCCGCCACGTAGCACATGCGCACCGCCTCCGAGCAGTCGTAGTCGCCGCCGTGGACGGTGGTCACCGTGCCGTCAGAGAGCGTCAGCGTCTCGATGGTGCCGTCGCCGGAGCGGTGCGGTTGGCTGTACCCGTGGGCGCTGTGCGTCACGAGGTGCAGCATGATCTCGGCTGCCCTGCCGTTGTAAGTGAGTGCCATGGTTACTCCTATCCGTTGTAGCGATGCCCACAGCTCGGGCACACTGGTCCCCTCGCCGACGCCACGGGCACGTGCTCCTCGTGGCACTGCGGGCACTCGCGCGTGGTCTCGCGGTGCTGGCAGTTGCGGCACGCCTTGTCCATGGCCGCAATGGCTGCACTGAGATTAGGCATTGGTGCTCTCCTTCTCGTCGCTTTCGTACACGTCGTGCTCCACGTGCAGGCACCTTGGACACTGCCAGTCCTGCCGCATGGGGTCGCTGTCCTTCCTGCGTACCTCGACCATCTGCGCGCCGCACATACAGCACGTGCGCGTGGTCGGGAGCGAGCTAGGCCGCGTCATGCGCGCCGCTCTCGTCGCTGGGCTTGTCGCTCGCTTCGCTCAGTGTGGCCATAAGCACTCGAAAAAATCGCTTGTCACCAAGCTCAGGGTCAAGTTTCACCACGTTTTCCATGCAGCTCACGGCTTCATTGATTGCGAGGTACACGATCATGGCGGTGGTAACTGGGGCCGAGAAGGGCATGTCGATGCCACCGAGCAGCATACCGTCCAGCACGTCACCGACAGCGATGATGCCCATTTCGCCCGTCTTGTGCCAAAGGCCCTCTCGCATCTTGGCGGACTTGACGGTTTTGTTCTTCACCGCCGCCGCGTATCCGAGCAGTATGTCAAGCAGCATGAGGAAGCAGAAGGCAGCGAAGGCCACCTGCGCGACGCTGTTGTCGCGAAGAGGCTGCATGAAAACGTCGATAAAGATTGGTGGATGCATGTACATTGCTCCTTAGTCTTTATATCTTCCCGTCCAGCGCGCCTAGCCTGCCATGTACGTGAGCGAACCATAGCGCGACACATTGGCCTTGCCTGCGCCACCAGCGTTATTGATTGATATAGCACCGCCCGACTCGACGTAGAGCAGCGTGCTAAGCGCGCCGTCGCGGCTCATGCCGCCCGTGGATATACTCTCGGGCGGACGAAGCCCTGACGGCATGGTGTACGGGCACGTCGCGGAGTCCCACGAGCCGCCGCCAGAGATGACCACGCCCGATGCGCTGACCATCACGAGCTTGCCCATGTGCCAGATGTGCCAGCCTCTGTCATCGTCGTACAGTCGCTCGAATTTTGTGCTTTGGGATACGGAATCCCCGAGCGCCGCGAGCGTGGGCAGCTGCGGCAGGAGCCACGTAGCGGTGGGCGTGAGGGCACTGAGACTGACGCGGGCAATTTCCCAATCCACCGTCTGCGACCCGTCCAGCACGCTACCCGAGTTGGGAAGCGTCGGAAGCGTGGCCGTGTCCGTTGACGTGGTGCCCTGCACGACCACGAGCGAAGCGTCCTCGGTGCCGTCGTGAGCGAGCGCGTAGCGGAGCACGATTCTGTCGATGCGGTAGCCGCTCTGGGAGCCGCTTGCGATGGTCAAAGTATTGGTGCCAGTCAGACGGACGTACCGCCCCTCCAGAAGCAGCTCGCATGGCGGGATGCTCAGGGTATTGGCGTCGGTCATGGTCACTGCGGGCGCGGATCCGAGGACGTAAAGGCAGGATCCGTATACGCCAGTATTGAGCTGCCCCGCATCCGCACTGGAGATGTGGGCCTTGCCAGCGTGGCCCGTCACAAGCTCCACGGTCATTACTGGGTCACCCCCTCGGGCAAAGAGCCATCCTTGATGAAGGCGTCATAGAGAGTGTCAAAGTACTGCTTGAGCTGCGTGAGCTGCGCCGCGTGCGTCTGGCAGAGCACCGGTTTCCTCATCTGATTGTTGGAGTCGAGGTATTGGCACTCGACGTACTCAGCCGCGCCCTGAGAGCCGGGCATCAAGTAGCCCCTCTTGGTGCATGCCGTGCAATCGCACTGGTAGCGCGAATATCCGGTCTGGATAGCCATACGACCTCCTAGATCATCGTCGTGTTATAGGTCACGGTCACAGCATCGCCGTCGAGCGTCACGATTCGCTTGTCCACGATGGCCGTCGCTTCAAGGCCCGTGTACGTGTCCGTGCCGCCCACGGTGTCCCCGAGGTCGAAGACCACGGAAGCGGGAGCGTCAATCTCGACGGTCTGGGCGTCTGCCGCGAGGTCGAGAATCTTCGACTCTCCCGCGCTCACCAAATCGTCGCCCTCGTCCTGCGTTGACTCGTAGGTCTCGGCAATCTCATCGATGCCCGTGTAGTACTGCGTAGTTGAAGCCTTGCCATTGGCGTCGAGGTACACGTCCTTTACAGCACGCTCCGCCAGCTCGCCCTTGCCAAGGCACACCAAGTGATTGATGGGAGCGGACTTGGTGACGGTGACGGTGGCCACGTCGGTCTGCTCATCGTCCACGTGCGAGACTGCGGCGGACACCGTGATGATCACGTGCCGCGTGGTCACGTCCCACGCGAAAGTGCATTTGCAGCCGTGGTCTGTGAGCAGCTGCCAGAGCGCCGTCCAGCATCCCATGTAGCGGCCCGCGTCCTCCTGCGTGGTGTCCGTATGGGAGCCTTTGAAGGTGTGCGACACGGTGACGCCGGGCGTGTAGGATGCCACGGTAAAGAGGTTGTCAAGGCCCGCGCGGGTGATGAGCTGCGCCACGCACGCGCGGATGTCACCGCTCATGGTGAGGTACGCGCTTCCGGAGTCCGGCCCGATGACCTTGCGGTTTATCACGCCCGTCCATGTGTCACCCGTGAGCGTGACCGATGTGAAATTGCTCACGGTCTTGTAGCCGCGCACGATGCCGCCAGCTTCCGTGTCCTCGGAGTACACGATCGCGCCAATAGGCGGAATGATGGGCTTTGAGAGGATGAGCTGGAAATCGTTCTCCGAGCTGCCATAGGCGAAGTCGCCGCGCGTGACCGGGAGGATTCCCACGTCATGCCAGTCCGCATCGGTATACGTCACGTCCATGGGAGCACCGCCCTCTCCTCGATGGCCTCGACATTGATGCCGTATGACTGGGGCCAAGAGACCTTGAGCTCGCCTGCAGGCATCCTCTCGAAGACGTATGAGCCGGAGCCGGAAGCCCCGCGTCTGCGCACGTCGTAGAGGTTGGTCTTTTCGCCCATGTTTCCAACGAGGTACACGGATCCGCCCACGGTGCGCCGCCCGGTGGGGTCTATGACGATGCGCTCGCCACCTGCCGCAGTGTAGTCCACACCGTAAATGTTGGTGGTGCCGTCCTGCGCGATGATGCGGCAGTATGGCGAGATGCAGGGGCCGAAGAAGGTGACGCGCACGGAGCAGCCGCCGGGAGAAGTGAAGGTGCGCTCACCGGATGCGGTATTTGGCGAATCAAAATCGAATTCGAAATCAATCGGATAGTCCAATTCCTCGCCTTTGGGTGCTCCGGAATCGGGCATAAAGACGTGTTCGGTGTACTTCCTCCAGACTGGCTCCGGCGCGTAGAAGGTCACCTGGTAGATGTGGTGGCGCGGCATGTAGGCACTCGCCGTGCCCGCCGTGACGGTGCAAGAGAGCTGCCACCCGTCGATGTCGAGCGTGCCGTAGAGATTGCTCTCCGCGTCGCTCGCCGTGGCCATGAGAAAGGCATTGGCCACGTCCGCGTCGAAGAAGGTTACATTGGCCTTGTAGGTGCGGGTCTTGCGGGAGATGGTGTGTGTGTCGCTGCCCACGCCCCACTCCCACCCGCGAAGGTCGGCGGAGTCTACGAAGGACACGCCCTGAAGGTCGAAGACGCGGCCCGTGCTCGTGGTGTAGGTGATTACGTGGCTCATTGCGCTGCGCTCACCATCCTTCTGAACTCTCGGGGCGTCGCTGCTGGCGCGTACTGCGCGATGATTGGCCCGAGGTACTTCTCAAGCCACGCGATAACCGCGGCGGAGTCGCCTGCCGTGTCCGGCATGTGCTCGGCGATTGCCGCGCCATAGCGCGAAAGGTAAGGCTCGTAGCTCGGCCAATTCAGCTCGTGGCCGTTGCCGCCCTCGCCAAGCACCGCAAGCGTCGGCCCGTCCGTGATGCCGCCCTTGGCGTACCACTCGACGGAGAACTTTGGCACGCCCTGCTTGAGCCAATCGACGGGGTTCGCGGAGCCGCTGACGCTGAAGTGCGGTAGCTTGATGCTCGGGAACGACACGTGGAAGTTGAAGAAGCCACGCACGCGGTCGATGGCCCCGCTTACCACGCTCTTGACCTTGTCCATGCCGCCAGAGAAGACGGACTTTATGCCGTCAATTGCGCCTGATGCCGCGCTCTTGATGCCGCTCCAGATGCCGCCAAGGAAGCTTCCCATGGAGGAAGCCGCGCCGCTTACCACGCTCGCAGCGGCAGAGAAGCCGGAGCCAATCGCGGAGCATGCAGCGCTGAAGGCGGTAGAGATGCCGGATGCGATGCCGGAGAAGAAGGAACCAATCGGCGACCACGCGGACATTGCGGCGCTTGCGATGGTGCTAAAGAGACTGCCCACAAAGCTAAGGACACTTCCAACCACATTGAGCACGCCGGACACCGCAGAGATGGCAGCGGCCAGCCCGCCCGCGAAGACTGCGGCCACCGGGGAGAGCCACTGGAAGACTGCGGAGAGCGCCGCGCCCACCACCTGGAGCACGCCCGCGATTACCGAGAAGGCTCCGGAGACTACGGGCATGATGGAGTCCCCAAGCTGCCCGAGGGAATCGGCCACGGGCTGCAAGACTGGCTGGAGCTGCGCGAAGGCACCCGTGGCAAGGTCTGAAATCGTGGTGCGCACCGGCTCCGATGCCGTCCACAGCCCGGTCATGGCGTCTGACACCACGCCAAGCACGGTGCCGAAGGTCGAGAAGACGGCAGACCCCATAGGCTCGAGCGCAGATGAAATGTTGTTCTGGATGAGCTGCCACTGCTCGGGCCAGTCCTCGGTGGCCTCTTCGGTGACCGTGATGTCGCCGGACGCGCCGAGAGCTGAGCTTCCGAGCGCGTCCAGGCTCATGGATCCGGACTGGACTGCGGCCACGAATTGGGCCGCGCCCTTGGTGCCGAAAATCTGCGAAGCGAGGTCGAGGGCAGATGCCTGGTCGCCCTTGTCGATGTATCCCTGAATTTGCTGCGTGACGCGGCTGAATGCGTCCCTGGCATTCTCGCCGGGCTGGGCAAGGCTCGTGAGGCCCTTGCTCATCTTGCCCATCATGGAGTTGGCGTCCATGCCGGACTTCTCGAGCAGGCCCGCCATGTTGGCGGTCTCCTCGAAGGAGAAGCCCATTTGCGTCATTGCGGGGGCGTTGGACTGGATTACCGAGGTCAGCTCGTTGAAGCCCATGCCCGTCGACTGGCAGACGCCAAACATATAATCCATCTCGGAGGACGCCTGCTCACCCGAAAGACCGAAGGCGTTGAAGGCACCCGTGAGCTTGTCCATGTCCACGGACTCGCCCATAAGCTCGCCGACAGCGGCGGTCTTCTCGCCGACTTCCTCAAGCGTGTCCCCGGTCAGCCCCATGCGAGTGTTGAACCACTGGACGATATCGCCAGCGTCTTGGAAGCTGATTGGGACGGTCGTCGCGATGTTCTTGGCGGAGTCAGAGAGCCCCTGTAGTGCGTCGCCTGACGCTCCCGTGCCGACCACGATCTCGTCGGTCATGTCATCGAAGGTCGCGCCAACGTTTTCGAGCGCGGAGCCCACGGCCACGCCTGCCGCGACGGCCGCTCCAGCGATGGCGGCGGGTCCAGCCGCATCAGTTATGCCCTTGATACCGTCCCAAAGCGACGTGCCGACCTCTCCGCCGAGCTCGGCCATCTTGCCGCCGAGGCCGCTCAGAGAGCCGAGTATCCCGTCGAGGATGCCCTCGCCGCCCTTCTCGCCACCCTCGGAGCCAGCGTCCTCGACCGCCGGGACGAGCGCGTCGGCGATGGACTTCTCCGCGCCCTGCATGGAGGGCATGATCTGGACGAATGCATTGGCGACGTTTACGCCACTCTCAGACATTTACACACCTCCTATGCGATTGTCGGAAGGTCACTAGTCACCGCCGTAGTACCAAGCGAGGAATTCGTCCTTGCTCATGGCGTCCCCGCCCTTGCCGAAGTGCCGCGTCTTCCTGTCCCAAGGCCGTTCGAGCGGTCTGACCTTGTATTTGTCCTTCTGCGACACGAAGCGTCGGTTTACGAGGTCGTAGATGTCCGCCAATAGCTCGTTGGTCTGTCCCCGCGTGCCCCAATGCTCCATGCCGTCGTGGTC